AAAATGTCATCTGCACTTTCATATGCTGCAACAATTTCAGCCAATGAATTTAATGCTGTTTCATCAGTGTTGTTCAAGATGTTGTTGATTTGCGTTTGTAAACCTGTATCTGCTAATTTATAAGCAGCGTCTAGTGCTGATTCAACACCAGATGCACGAGTTACTTCTGCTGAAATCGCTGTATCGTTAACACCTTCTGCTGCGCGTGCTGTAGTTGCTTCTGCTGAAATCGCTGTTGCGTTAACGCCTTCTGCTGCACGAGCAAGTACTGCTTCTGCTGCTACGGCTGTAGATATGTCAGTTGCTACCGCAGTCTGTGCGCGTAAGTCAGTGAAATATAGGTTAGCTGCGCCTTCTGTTAAGTCATCGGTGTCTACTGAACCGACTAAATGTGATACCGTAATCTTTGCTAGGGTATCTGTACCAGCTACGTGAAGTAGCAATGTATCAGCACTAATAGAGTTAACCGCCAATGCTGCTTCTTGGCCAGAAACTGCTGATGGTGCTAACTTCGTGTTAATTACTGCTGCGTTTGCTAATGCTGGTGCTTTAATTTGTCTAAAAGCCATGAATTATTCTCCAATCAATATATATATTAACTGCCCACTATTGTAGGCAATTCGTTAAAAAAATGATAACACTTTGATAACACAGTTATTTATGATAAAGAGTACATTCATTAAGTGCAATGATTACATTAACGATAGAAAAAAGTAAGAAAAATTCCTAGAATTGGAATAATATTATACTGGTAAGTAACGAATATCGACAACAGCCGATGAGGTAGGAGCAGTATTAAATGTCAATACTGTGTTTAAAATTGAGTATGAGGTTGGTGGTAAAATTGCACCATCAACTATAACAAGAACACTGTGTACACTGTGTCCTACTTGAATTGCATATTCAGTAGCAGAATTATCACCTTGGTATTGATTACTTGTGTATGTTAAATTCAAGTGTTGGTTCTGTACAGAATCATTTATTGGCGTTGTCATAGTCGCAAATGGGTAACGATACTTAACATATATATCATCACTTAATGCAGGCGTTTCATTGAATGTTAATGTAGTACCCGTTATTCCAAAAATACTTGGGCGCTGTAACACATCATTTACATACACATCTACTGATTCTACATTTTCTGGTGCATCTGTCAATGTATATGAAACAGTAGCACCATCTCCGACAAATACTTGCGCTGATGGAATTGGTGCAGTAGTAATACTATTATCACCAAACGAGAAATTTCCGCTACCATCGGTTAATAATACTTGACCATTTGTACCATCACTAATTCCAAGATCAAGTAATCCACCCACCACTGTTGATGAAATAGTTACCGTACCATCACTATTATCTGTTAATGAAAAACCACTATCTACATTAAACTTTAATTCAGTGGCACTTACTGATAAATTTGATCCGACACTATTAATCTCACTTATCGTGAATGCTAAATCAGTTCTTATAGATTCATTTTGCGCATTTAACTGTGATGTTGTTGCAAATGTACCATCTGCATTTTGGAATGCATCTACAATTTCTGAAAGAGAATCTAATGTTGCTGGATCAGTATTTGATAATATATTATCAATCTGTGCTTGCAATGAACTAACATCTGCTTGCTGACCCGATGCTGATGCAACACCCTTGGGACCTTTGTATGTAGCACCAGATATGAAAACACTTTTTCCAGCAAACGATTTTCCGTCAGGAAGGTTATCACCAATGAAGTTTAGTACACCAGACTGATAATCAAAGAACCATTCATCGTTATTACCACTACCAGTAGTAAACACTTTGTTAGCCATGATTTCAGCACCAGCGGCATCACCACTAGTATGTATGTAAACATTAACAAGATATGTTGAACCAAATTCTGTTGGAATCCAATCTGTAATTCCAGTTTTCCAAGTTCTATTTCCTGTTGCGGTAATATCTTCGGTAGTTTCAATTGCAGTTCGTACTTGTACAATTGTGGTTGTATCAGTTGGTCTAACAGTTGGTATCTCACCAGATGAAGACCAAATTGTATCACCACGCATTAATAGCGGACTAGGAATACTCTCGTTTGCTGCTAACTTATTAAATACTGTGTCAGTCTTAGTTGCACCAAGACCTAGTTTCTTAAATAGATAGTCTATCTTTTGATTGTCAGAAATCGCCATTAGGTCGCTTCTCCAATAGATACACTTGTGATGTCTTGTCCTGCTGCCAATGCAATTCTAACCAAAACAACATTGTTTGTTGCATTACTCATGTTTTCTGCACCTAGTGTCATTGTATAACTTGAATTAATAACGGAACCTGTCGGTACAACATCTGCGCCTGTTAGTGCACAACCATCTGAACCATTTCCTCCATTAGCAGTGTCAGAGCCTGGAACGCCTGCGCCTGCATACTGCATAGTACAATCTAACCAACCACTTAATCCACTCGCGCTGTCTACGCTTGTTCCGGGTGCTGCAATCCACATTCCTGTTATTCCAGTAGAAGTTATGCTTACATCAAAGTTAGCAACAACTTGTCTACGGAATGCAAATGTAAAATACTGTGTCCCTGTATCTGCGCTTCTGTTAGGACCAACTGGTAAAAATCCTGTACTATAATCAATTGTGTTATGTGTTACTTTACCCCAACGCACTGTTGCTTCTTTTGTACCACTAACAGCAATTGCACCAGAAAAAGGTGTCGCTGCGTAATCTGTTGCACCATTGATAGTAGGTGTGGCAGTGACATCTCCAATAAAGTTAGCAACGCGAATGGCGGCTGATGTAATAACACCATTTCCTAATCCACTTGCTGCTGGAATATTATCTTCCACTACACCAGTGGGCGAAGATGTATGCACTTGTATCTTTTCAACAAGATCAGCATAATTACCCGTACCATTTACGTTATATGTTCTAACTTTCAATGTTTCAACTGATGCTATGCTATAAGAAGTTATAGCAATTGCTTGATCAGCATATTGATATGTTAACGTATTCGCTGATGGAATTCCACCAGTTAAATATGTAACATCTTCTAACTCTGTATAATTCTTATATTGGGTACTGATCGTAGCACCCGTAGTGCTTTCTAAATTAGTACCATTTGCAATTTCAAATACGTTACTTGTATCTCTGTATGCTTGTCCTATCCAATTGCTCACGGATACACCTGATAATGTTAATTGAGGGCTACCAGTGTTGTAATAAGGTATGCCTGAAATGTATCTGTAACTACCAGCAACACTTTCTGTTAGTGTAGCACTTGATACATCATTACTCGGTACACTTGTAAGATCATCACATACTATTGTCACATAGTTGGTGTTACCAGTAGCACTATGCTCAATGCGCTGATCATTCACACCTGTTGAGTATTCAGCAAACGGCTTAGTGATTTTTGAATCAAACGTTTGGAAAAAACCAGTAGGGTATAGTGATGCACTGATGCTATCATGTGCGTCACGCTGATCACTGATAACTAAACTTGAAAAAGTTCCATTTTCATTCAATGATGTCGTAAAGGTTTTAACACCATCTGCTACACCATTAACTATTGCAGTAGTTGTTCCCGATAATCCGTCAAATGCATTTTGTGCAATAGACGTATCTAATGTTCCGTTGGTATATCTGCGTGCGGTAGTTGTATTCAAACTTGCACCAGCAACTAATGGAGTTGAAGCACTATTTTCTGTAAATCCATGTGACAACTTGGGACTAATTCCCTGTGCTGAATCAGTGAGTGTAATTGATTTGGTTGATAAGCCGTCTGGTGCTGATGGAATAGCATTAACTTGAAACATTATATTTGCTGTATCTGTTTGTGCTGTTATATCTGGTGTTCCTGATGCGGTAAAATCTAATTGGTAATTTCCAGCCGCCACACCAGTGAAGTCGTGTGCGACACTTGCTAGACTTGCTTCTGTGTTATTTGCGCTGCTATCATTCCAATTATATACATGACTATCGCCATTTTCACTTGTGTTACTCACTGTGACTAACGCACGATTAACACTATTATAGTCTACACCATCATAAACATCATACTGATTATCACCAGAACGATCAGATACTAAATCTGCTGTGCCCGCAATACTTGCTCTTACATCAGGTTCAACATGTATTGTAAAAGTTGAACTAGTAAAAGGACTATCAGTATGATTGCTCAATACCTGTAAATTACCTGTAAAGTCTTGTGCAACATTATCTACGGATAATGCATATGTATGTGTTATTGTTTGTGCAGTATCACCATCTTGTGCATTACCAACATTTACTGTTGTAATTGTACCATCACCAAAGTCCCAGCGATAAGTTGTTCCAAAGTCAGCGTAACTGCCGATAGATGATTCTGTGTTGTTAGTAAATGTAACTGTTAATCCATTATTTAATTCTTCATTAATACCTGTGACAATATCAGAACTTGTATCTGGTGTATGTGTATCATAAAGAAGATATGAAGAGTTATCATCTAATGGTATAATTTCTTGTTGTGCAGTATCATGACTGTCTAATGTCAATGTCACAGTTCTTTGCATTTCTGTTTCTACGCTCGTAGCAAATGTATGCGCAATCCTACCACCACCAACACCACCAGCAATATTATCAGCATTGATCACATCATCGGCTGTACCGTCAGACCATGCCCATGTATATTGAATTACAGCACCGCTTGTATTTGTTGTTGTGTTTTCAAAGTAAACAGTATCACCATCATCCCAGTATGTGAGTAAAGTTCCACCTACTGCCAGCGAGTATGCTGCGAATGTTACTACTGGATCACCAGTAAATATTGATATATAATTTTCTCTTAATTTTGAAGTTGTGCTACCTGTTCCCACACCAGTATTATTAAATGCAGTTACAGTAACATTAAATGGCGAACCCGCGTTACTAGCGTATGTATGTGTTGGTGTTGAATCAGTAGTCGCAGTGGTAGTATCACCATCACCCCAACTAATTGTAAATCGGTTTGCATTACCAACTACAGTAGTTGCAAGAGTAGCGGTTAATCCTGCTCCTCCAGAAACGATATCGGAAACAAAGTCTACTGATTTAACATATGTATCTGTTCTTATGTTTTCAACTATTTCAGCGAGATCGGAATTTTGTGTATCATTTGCACCATCAAAGTTATTAATTGTTGTTTCTAAAAATATTTTGGTGACTGCGTCTTGATTGTCAATAGGGTCAAGTAAGTCAGTAATACGATTATTGGATACATTAATGTTGTCATCTACGCTTGCTGTGTCTAAGATTAAATCATTTTCAGATGACACTATCTTGTTTTGCGTATGGTTCGTATTTACTGCCATTTATGTACCCCTATTACATTACTTAATCTGTTACTAATTATTTGTCTTCGTTGACTTTATTTCACTGTTAGTATTTATACTGTTATAATTGCACCATTTATAGAAGTAACAATCCATCCAGCAATTGTATATACTATTGTAACAGACTCACCTATATTTGTCAAGTTGAAAGAAGTGTATCCCAATGGGGTAGTTGGGGTTATAACTACAGTCCCAGTAGGTGTACCTGTTACTGCTATTACCTTTATTTGTCCTTCTGTTCCGTTTCCTAATGCTAATGCTAAACTCGTTGTTCCGTTGAGATATGTTACACCAGAACTAGTACTAATGGTAGTTGTCGCAACTGTAGGACTCACATCAAGTACTACACCTGATCCTGAATTTCCTAATGTGACAATATCACCATTTGCTACAATGCTTCCGTGTACATATAAATGTCCACCAATGTATCCACCACCTGTTACATTTAGTGCGCTTGCACCAAGTACTGGAGTGGCTAAATCTACATTATCGCTATTGGTGATATTTAGTGTTGTAATGATTGCACTAAGGGTATCTATCGTACCTAATATTTTTAGTGAACCACTATCTGGATTTATTACTGATGACATTATATATATTCTCCGTTTATGCATTATATACATACTTATTTATGCTTTTAAGTATTTATCAATTTTGGGCTTGACAAGCAAGATGCTTTACTGTATACTAGTAAAGTAAGTTAATTATTGAGATATAGATATGAACATCAAACCAGATATCAATTTCAGCAAAGATATTGAAGAAATCATAGATAGATCAAATATCGAATATTTACTTTTTCTTGAAGACAATGACGATGTTGATAATATAGAAGAACTATCAGACATATTAAATTCCAATAATATAGAAGAGTTGTCTATTGAGTTTATTGTTAATGATAAACCTCGTGATGATAAGAATGAATGGATTTCTGCTATGGCTGATTGGTCAATCGTAGACGGAAAAACAATCACTGTGATTCTACATTCAAAAAATCTTGAAACTACTTGGGGTCCAGAATCTTTTAAAGAAATATTAATGAAGATGCTTGCACATGAAACTATTCACTTTAATCAATACGATAAAATTAGTCCGTTAGTTATAGAAAATCTTCGTTCTGGGCACCAGAAAGGATTGATACTAAAAGAGAATGGTGGTACTGAGCGAGATTGGATGCGTAGTTACTTACGTGATCCCCATGAAATAATGGCATATGGTCACGATCTATCAGTTGAAATAAAAGAATCAAGCAATCCATCAGTTGCTCTACGCAATCCAGAAATGTTTATTGATGAATTACCAGTGTATGCTCGTTATCGTGATATATTTCCTAAGGGAGCAAACCAAATCAAACAGTTACTTAAATATACAGCGAGTTACTATGAATATTAAAAAGTTAGACAGTAGATCAAAATTATTTTATTTTGGATTTACTTATAGAATAGAAGATGATATATATAATCGCAATAAAGAGTTGCCTGCTACACTAAAGAAGTTAGCAGGCAAGGATGACGAAAAATATGTATTTGTTAATTGTACTGATAGTTTAAAACGGATGCAGTCTTGTAGATTTACTTCTAAGCGACTATATAATGGCGAAGTAGCACATCATTATAACGCTAGAAAGAAATGTGAAGTACATTATATTAAACATGAATCTACATTGGCGTTACTAAAACTTATCCTATAAACAAAAAAACAGCCCGTAGGCTGTTTTTTATTTCTAATTTAAAATTAGTTTTTACTGGAAAGACAATGCCGCTGCATCAACGCCAATCTTAGCCAAGTAATCTGCTGCATTACCAAGTGATGAAGCCTGGTTATTCAACTCAACATAACCGTAACGAGTCATGAATGACACAGTAGGTTCGAATGTTGATGGATCTAGTACAGTACCAGAAGACATAAGTGGAATATATGGGCAGTAGAATGCTGCTGCGTCCATTTCGCCGTCACCCTTATATCCTACTAGGATTGGGGTAGCGTCAGAAGCATACTGATCAACAAATACTTTCATAGTGTTGTTCAATGTACCAACGAACTTAGTGTTGGTAGGTGCTTCGAAAGAACCTTCTGTAGTGCGTGCAAACGCAGAAGTAGTAGCAGATTGTAGTACAGTCAACATAGTTGGTGAAACTACAACGTAGTTACCAGCGCCACGGCGTGTACGTGCTGCGATCAAGTTTGCTGCGCGGTTAATCAAAACTGCTAATGCTGCGTGTTGATCACCTACGAAAGTAGCAACACCCGAAAGGTTCTCTTGATCGTATGTGTCAGTTGCAGTACCAGCAAGAGCGCGTAGAGAAGTAAGAACTTCTTGGTCGATCTCTGCTGTGATTTCTTGTGCAAGTGCTTGCATGATTTCAGCTTCAACATCAAGACCGTGCATTGAGTTAGCATCTTGTGCTGCTTCAAAAGTCCAACGTGCTGACAACTTACGTGTCTTCGCTTCAACAGTCTGCTTCAATACTTGGATTGAAAGCTTACGACCTGCTTGTGCTTCTAGAGCCGAAGTTGCTGATGGTCCGCCAGTAGCGACATCACCAGAATAGCCTTTAGCGATAGCGAATGGAGACAATGCCTCATCGCCTGCTGCTGTGCCAGTTACGCCTTCAGAATAACGCACACGCAATGTGTGAATTTGTCCAACAGGACCAGTCATTGGCTGAACACCAACTAATTCGTTAGCGATTACGGTAGGCATTACACGACGGATGACAGGTAAAATTACCTTGTTCATAGTAGCGATGTTGCCAGCCATTGTAGAACCCGTTGCTGCTGATTCTGTTAAATAATTCTTAGTGTTTTCAAGCACAGATTCCATTACAGATTTCTTGTTGCCTGTTAAACCGTCAGTTAGAGCGTCTTTAGTTACGTTCCAGTTTTCAAATAAATTTTGTGACATTTTAGGTATACTCCTTTTTAGCTTATACCAGCTAATTTTTTAAGGTTAATGATATCTGCATTACTTTCAGTATTTTGATCGTGTGTGCTAGTTTTATCACCTGTGATCTCGCTAGTGCGAGACTCATTAAGTTTTTGCGCAGTGCGTTTAGTCGTTGAAACAGTTTCATTCAAAACCGTACCAATGTACTTGTCATATGCTACAGTAAGTTTGCTAGTAGCAACGCTTTCAAGTAGATTCGACATTAACTCACGCTTGTCCTTCGACAAGGGCTTTAATAAATCAGCCATTACAGTATTACGTTCAGCGCGTTCATTAACTCGCTTTAGTTTCTTGTTAGTTGATTCGATTAATGTTTCTTTTTCAGAAATAGTAGATGCTGATTCTGCTAAAGCAGTTTTCATATCTAATAATTCAAGGCTTAGTTTAGAAACCTGTGTGCCTTCTGCTAAATGTGAACTCATAAATTCAGTTGCAAAAGTTTCAAAGATTTTGCGTCCAAACATGTTTTCTTTAGCTAGCATGATATCTTCTTTAAGAGTGCTTAACTCGCCAGTTACTGTTGATTCAACAATACTTGCTAATTTTGCACTTGCTTTAGAGATGAATTCACGCTTCGTCTCGGCAATCATTTTCTTGCCTTCTTTTACCAATTTAACTTTCTCTGTTAACAGGTCTTGTTTGTCTTGGTGGAAATCGTTAAGTTCAGTAGTTAGTTGCTCCATTACAAAGTCTTCTAACTTTTCAAAGTTTCCTTCTTGTAGATTGCGATCATCGCGCAATTCTGTAATTTCTTTCTTTAAAGTTTCCATTACAAAAGTGTCCAGCATCTTAGCATGTTCAGCAATTTGACTTGTGTAAGCCACTTTTGCTTCTACTGCTGCTTTTTTATCTGCTGCGAATTCGCGTAATTCCGTTGTAATTGTATCTGACATCATTGCGTCTAGTGCTTCCACCATTTGCGTTTTATCAGTTTCATAACGATTTGCGAACTCTTCACGAAGTTCATTAGTCAATTCTTCACGTGCCTCAGTTAACTTAGTTTCCCAAGCTTCTGATAGTGTAGAACGAACTTCTTCTGAAAGAACTTCTGAACTTAGGAGTTGTTCAATTGCATTTGCCATTATTTTCTCCTAATATCTAGGTTATTGATCATTTTAAGTACCTCTTCCTGGAGATACTTTTCGGCTTTTGTATCGTGATTTATAGCTTTCGCAACGTCCATAATAATGTCGCTACGTCTGCCATTCATGATAGCCTCGTAGAGTGGGTCTGGATATGCATCTGGAGCACTTGGATTCGCAACAATATCAACTGTTACAATTTCAAATTCCGACACATTACCATTGTCACCTACGTTACCACTACCGCGACTCGATACGCCTAATTTTACGCCATTGTCCAACAAAGTTTTACATATGTTGCCCATTGGTGTTGGTAATAATTTTAGCTTGCCATAACCATCATTCCCGTTCATCCACATTTTTTCAATGATGTGTGATACTCGGTCCAGATTCACTTGTAGATCATCTGGATGGTCTGCCTCGCCCAACACTGAATAACCACCTTGTATTTTTTCTTGAACAGAATTAACTGCTCTTCGAATTTCCGAAGATGGGTATACGCGCTGATTTTGATTGCGTGCATCACCTTGAACAAAAATACCTTCCATGTACAAGTCTTTGCCACCTTTGCCGTTATCCACAGCCTCAGTAACAATGTTTGCTTGATCGAAAGTTAAATGTTCGTTAAGTGTATTACGCATTTTTATTGTTTCATACCGCGCTTCTCAGCACCATGACCGCGAGTTTCAGGCTTCAATGAAGCGCCGTCTCCAGGATGTGTTACACCCATGTCTTTTGCTGTTGCGTCTGATAAGCCTTTCTTAGAGCCTTCAGCACTTTTTGCGCCAGTTGGAACTACTTTTCCACCCATGTCGTTTTTGCTTGCAACTGGTGATGCTTTACCGTCATCTCCTGCTGGCATTTCCGAAGGATGCATTCCATCTTTACCAATCTTTGTAAGATCAGCGGCTTCTTCTAATTCTTCTGATTCGTCTGCTTCAAAAGCATACTCTTCTTCAACTTCTTCTTCTGGCTCAAGATCAGATGCGAAATCATCGGCTGGAAGTTCGTCAGATAAACCTGCTTCTTCTTCATCGCCCATGTCATCGCCCATCAACTGTGCGAATTCTGCTTTAAGGTCTGCAAGTGCATCTTCAACACTTAGCATTGCATCTTCAATTCCTGCTTCTGATTCTGGCTCCATATCGCCTTCTGAATCCATATCCATTTCCATGTCCATTTCATCATCAGATGCTAATTCAAATTCTGCTTCACCTTCATCATCTTCGTCTTCCATTGCATACTCTTCTTCTGCTGCAATTTCTTCTTCAAATGAATCAACATCTTCATCAAAATAAGATTCTTCAATCTCTTCTTCTGAAATGTCTTCTTCTACTATTTCATCCTGCTCCACAAGACCTGACCATATCTCGCGAGCTTTGTCTACAAAAGCTTCATGTAACAAATCAGATGCAACTTCACCTTCCCCGTTTACTAGGCTCTCAATGATCTTTGAATAACGATCTTGTACGCTCATTTTATATTCTCCGTTTAATAAAATTTTATTTTATAAATCTATTTTATTAATTCCATAGGCTACTAGGGAATTAATTTATTACATTGGTATTTAATAGTTTTCGCCTATAACTAGTTAAAAACGGGTTTAAAATCGCGTTTTTAAGAAAAACTATACATTATGTGCAATCTATTACATTTATTTAGCAACTTTTTTTACTCTGATGGTTTACCATACATTGCTGAATTCATTGCTTGTCCATCTTCATATTCTGCTTTAGCCAATTCGCGTTTATTGCGAATCTTATTTAAATGCTTCAAAGTTAAACGTGGTCTACGAGTATCGTCAATATCCCACTTATCTTGATCATTCTTTTCATCAATTGCTAATTCATTAAATCTCATCGCTTACCTCTCCTGTATCTGTGTCCGTATCTGGCGGTACATCATCAAACTCATCATCAAACTCATCGTCTAATTCAGTTGCTTCAAATCCTTCAACATCACCAGCACGCAATCCTATAGAACCTAAGTCACTACTTGGGTCGTTGGTTCCGCTTTCTTCGCCATTTTCTTTGCGCCATAAGATTTCATTTTCTGTAATCTCTGACTCACTAAGACCAAGATATTTCTTCAAAAGGAACTGTCTGCTCAAATAATCAACACCTTCTAGATTACCAAACACTGTTGCTCTTGCCGAATCTAACTCAATCTCTCTATACTTACTGAAACTCTGTGGCTCTACAAAGTTTAAATCAAACAAACTACTTGTAACATCAATTCCACGATGCTTCAAAAACATCTTAAATTCTTTATCTAATGCTGGTTGTAGAACTAACTGAATACGCTCACAGTACTTACTAAAACGATATTCTTGTATTAATGCAGTACCTAGACGACCATCATTATATGTCGCTGTACCATCTTCTGAACCAGTTGGCATATATGAACTTGGTATACGAAGACCTCTCAATAACTTGTTATTGAAGTATTTTAGATCGTCAATCTCACCTAAGTTGTCACCACCGGGCAACACTTCTACCTTAGAACCACGTCCTTCTGCTGTTTGAGCAAAGAAATAATCTTCCATGATAGATAATGGATTGTATGCAGCATCAACAACGCTACTACCACCACCAGTTTTATTAGGAATTCTAGTCTGATGAACTTCATTTTTAACTCGCTCAACAAATCCCATAGCCTTATGTGCTGGCATATTACCAACATCAATGTAGAATACTCTACGCTCTGGTGCACGCTGTACACGATAAATGATAATTGAATCTTCTAATAATTCTTTTTGCTTATAAACTTTAAATACAGATTCAAGTATACTCTGACCAAAGGGCCAACTAGCAGTCATACCATCTGTCATTGAAATATGAACAACATGAGAACCATCAACAGCAAATTCTTCATTCTGATTTCCTGTCATTTGATTACTAGATAATCCTGAGTTACTAGTCGTGTTAGTAAATCCCGGAGAACTATGCATATCCATATTCTGTGTATTTCTTGTATCAGTCAATACCATATCATGTAAATTTAAGTTGATATTACGCATGATATACTGATCAATCTCTTTGCCATTAGATTCATTTACAACTGCTTTAACAACATCTTCTGGTGCTACCCAATACAATTTAAATGTCTCTGGATCTCTTACAAAGAAATGATCTCCATATTTAATCGCTGCGCGAACAATATTGAACGATCTACGCTCAAAGTCATTGATATTACACCATTGCTTTAATGCGGTAGATAACGCGGACACTTCTGCATCTGTTGCCTCTGATTTATAAAATATATCAAACGGCAAACGAGTTTCCGGGTTTGTCTGTGTGCTAAATTCTGCAATAGTATCTAATGCACCATTGATTTCAGAATCTTGATCCATCTGGTCATATTGCGTATAGCGTTCTGTGCGATTCGGCATACCAGAATATACTTCTGGGAGCCAACTTTGCCACCTAGATTGCTTGGTCTGTTGACCCGCTTGACTTACGTTGTGCTTCTGAAAATGTTTCTTCCAACTCATAGTAATTTACCTTTTAATTTCATTATGATAGTATTTATGCTTTTAAATTATGCAAGATTCCTAACTGCGTTTTGATAATCTTTAGATCGTTGTATACTAGTCATCGCAGTTTTCATCTGATCAAGAAACGCGAGCGATTCCTGTTTTGTATTTAAAATATCATCCAACTGTAGTGACATATTATTATTATTATTATTATTACTGTTATTACTGTTAGTAACAACCTCTGGTGTTTTCGTTTTAACATTACCTGTTACTGGTGTCGTTGGAGTAACAGCGGCAGCGGCGTTTGCAGCGTTAATAGCATTGTACTCTATTGCTTGTGCTTTCTTCATATCTTTATATGCTATCTTGTCCTGTTGACGTTTAATGAAGTCCGGACTTCTATCATCAGTATAGGTTGTAGTTTTTTTGATATCATCTGTTGGTTTATTCTTTGGAGTAGTAGATGCACCACCACCAATTCCCATCATTTCTAATAGCGGTTCAAACAAATCCTCTACTATCGGTTTTAATAGTAATAAAGGATTCGGGGTTGTTTTATTATCTTCATCTCCATCTAAATCTATTACCTGTACATTAGCCAATTTCCATGCTGCTGCTAGTGAAGGTTCTTCAATCAACTCTGATGATGCCTCTGCAACATCTTCTACTACGGTCGTGGTTGCTTCAACAAAATTTGATAATGTACTTGCTCCGGCTTTTAATTTTAAGGCAAGTTCTTCTGCATATGCAGATGCCTTATCCAAATTCACCACAAACGAATTTTGAATTTCCATGAATGATTCTTTCATGTTGTTCATTGCTACTGTCATTTGACCCGACTCTTTTGATTTTCTTTCTATATCTTTAAGATATACAGCATACTCTTCGTTGCTCATGTCAGACATTTTTTTCATTTGCAAGTGTACCATTTGACCACCAGCCTTAAACTGCTGTACAGTAGCCTCAAATGAACCGACTGCTGCCATGCTAGACCCTACTTCTGCGTCTTTCATTTTCGCCATTTCTTTAACTAGTAACTTCTTTGCTCCCTCTATATCACCAGAACGAAATACATCATTGATTCTGTCAATCATTCCGTTGTTAGCCCTTTCCATCGGTCCAGCCAAATCTCCCAATGCAATTTTCAAATCAAAATCTTCTGGAGAATCTGCCACTCTAAAGATATAATCATTGAATTTATCAGATATATCTTTTCCGATAGGTCCCATTGAACCTTCAAGTAGAGCAAATTGTGCTATAAACGATCTTGCTACTTCTGCGTGTCCGCCACCTGCTGCGTCCATTGTTGCCAATGCTGCTGCGACTTGCGGTTGAGCCAATGAAGCCATTCTCTTCTGTAATATTTCTGATCTATTTTGACCTGTTAAACTTGCTAATGCAGTTGTTTCAATCATCAAATTATGGAATCCTGATTCAACATCATCTTGGGTACTTAATAATGCCATATCTTTAGACATTGTCATACGCTGTATGTTTATATAATCAGCTAACACTTCTGCCATTTCTGCCGATCTTAAACCATAGTCGCCAAATTGATCGCCTGTTCTATTAACCGACTTAAACATTGATGTAAATGCAGACGTACCACCTGATACCCCGTTACCTAATGACTGTAATGCAATACCATTTTGACTGACTAACTTAGATAACTCAGTATATGATAGACCTGATTCTATCGCTGATTTCTTTAATGTTTCATACGGAGATGCATCACCAAACATAATTGCACCAGAATTTATCATTGTCTCTTGTGCTTTTGCGAATTGTTCTATTTGTCCCGCTTGGAATGCAGCCCACGCCAATCCGCCTGCTGCAAATGCGCCAACCATTTTAGCACCACCGCTTATAGATTTTCCTAGCTTTGAGTTTTTATCTATGTCAGAAGACAAGCCAGCAGCACCGCCAGAAATCGCGCTACCCATGTCACCAAGCATATCTACCATTGCAGTAAGTGGTGCATCAGTATTACTAAATTTGTCAACCACATTCTTAGTTGAATTGGCTGCTCCTATTATTTTTTTGTCAAACGATGCTTTCTTAGCCGCATCTACTCTTGCATTTCCTGCGACACTTCTGTTAGTATGTGTTATAATATCAGACTCTAATTGCGATAAATCTATACTAGTCTGTTCCATATACTTTGTTACTAGAGCAGTGACAATACCAGATTCGGCAATTAATGTTTCTACTTTTTTTAGTGTTTCTTCTGTAGCCCATTTAGGTAATTCAATATCATTACCACCTATTGTAATTCTATGTGTTTCAGTCGCCATGCATATTCTCCTGTGTTACTGTCTTTTCTAATACTTTTGTTATTTCTCGCATCTTTTTAGTAATCATACTATCTAATTGGTACATACTATTAATCTTCATACCAACTACATTTAACTCATCTATATATACTTTTTTACTACCTATAGGTGCATTAGCATCTTTTATCTTAGCATACCATCTACCATTAGGGTGCAGAATTGGAACAGGTCCACCGCCTTCTGCAAATTGATCTGGACTAAAATTCTTGTTTAAAATATTATATGAATTGGTATATGCTGCGTTATATTTTTCTTCTTTTTCTTTTTCAAGTGCTTTCTTTCGTGCTGCAACTGCCAATGCATATACATTTTTTCTTTTATATTCTGGTGATTCAGTATCGACTTTTCCACTTAGTGTATCACTCATTTTCTTCGCAACATTTCCCATTGTACTAGGACCTGGTTCTTGAAGTACTTTCTTTAATGCTTCTGTGTTTTTTCTTATGTTTGGTATCTTCTTGTCTGTTGGTATAATTCCTAAAAATTCTAATGAAGATTCAACTAATTTTAATGAAGATTCGAATGCGCTAACGGCAATTGCACCCAATTCATATCCAGGAGTTAAGTCATGAACCACTGATCTAAATGCAATTCGTGCAGCATCAATTGCATTTATTGAATCACTTGCTACATCGGATAATGCCATAACATTTGCTAAACCAGAATCTAATTGATCTTTTGTCAACTCCATAAACGCTTCTGGTGCTTGTCGCGCCTGTGCAATCAAATTGTTCTGTTGTATAATCATTGGGTCATCACCATATCTAGGTGTTGCTTTTGCAATTGATTTGGTTAATTCTTGCACTCTCATTACCAATTCTGGTTGAGTAACTTGTCCTGTTCCTGCCTGTTCCAATAAATTTGTGAATTTTGATGAAACCTCTGGTCCAAGTGCACTCAACATATTAACCATTTCCCTTGGCATATTATTTAACACACTTGCATCTATATTGACATCTTTCAAAAAATTATTAAATACGTTTTCGGTTTGCTCTCCGAATTGAGGACCCAGCACAGTGCTGAATAACATCTTTAAGTTTGCACCAGTATTTCTAACATTTTCTTCTGCATTTTCGCCATACTTCTCTGCTAGATATTCACCATTCATCGCCATTGCTGTCATAAAATCGATGTTTGTCATTGCTTCGCTTCTCAGTGACAATAATGAACTTCTCTGATCACCAAATTTATCTGCAAGAAACGTAGTCATTGCACTACTTTGTTCAAAATTCTTTCTTATTTTTTCTTTTGTCACTTCACCAAATTGTTGCATTTGACCTGTCATATACATTAAATTAGCTTCTTCTAACAATCTTGCAGTTTGTTGTTCGACATTGTAACCAAAATCACCCATTGTCTGTGATGTCTCAGATTCTACTTTTCCAGCAAAATTTATAAATTGCATTGTAGTAGCCATCAAGTTTCCTGGCATGTTTGCAAGCATGGCTTTGTTTCCTATCATAATCTTTGACATTTCTTGCATACTCATACCAACGTTTACCAATGATCCTCTCATTTCAGTATATTGTGACATATCGCCAACAACGCCGCCATAATCTATTATCTGTCTTAATCCTTTTTCTTGCTCTGATATAAGTTTTGCAAAAACAGCCGCTACACCAACTGCTGCTACACCTGTTGCTACTACGCCATTAGCTATCCATGATAGTGCTGCACCTTTTGGTCCCAAAAACTGTGTAAAAGAGGTAATACCACCAACTGTATCAGAAATAGCACCCACCGACAACTTCATTAATTCTGCGGTTGCTTCTAATGGGTCAGTATCTCGTGAAGTAACAGAAAACAGATTTTTAACTCCGCTTTCCATCTTTACAAGTACGTTATTTGCTGCTTCTAATTTATCACCAGACTCTTCATATGCCTTGGTAATCGCGTCAGAATCGAACGGTACACCTGTCAATGATCGGTACACTGCTTTTAATTTAGAATTTTCTGTCTGTTTATGAGAGGCAATTTTTGCCAGTGTAACCTCACTTACCCATGGAGGTAAACCACCAATGCCTTGATCAACGTCTTCTTGTTCTATTGCCATGAAATTAAGTACCTATTTAATTGGATAAATACAGTTACATAACTATATTATCACTTTACTTACTATTTATATGGAGAACGAAAATGAGTAACAATCCTTTATTGAATGCGTACAAGATACCTTCAATGTACGTCAGTCTACCATCTGGTGGTCAATACTATACCGAAAAGCCTAAATTAAGCGCGGATGGTGAGTTAGCAATCTACCCAATGACAGCAAGAGATGAAATAATCTCAAAGACACCAGATGCGTTATTTAATGGAGAAGCAACCATTGCTCTACTAGAATCATGTTGTCCAGATATTTCTGACCCTCAATCAACACCTGTCAATGATTTAATGGTACTATTGTTGGCAATACGTAAAGCGAGTTATGGAGATGGAATAGATATTGATCTTACATGTCCGTCTTGTGGCGAACTTAATATGCTTGAAATGGATATTAACAAAATTCTGGGATCTGTTAAGGCTATAGATGTAACAAATAATTTGATTTTGCAAGATAAATTCAATGTAAAATTGAAGCCATATAATGTTAATGATAGAACATTAATTCAGATACAACAAATTCAACAAGAAAGAATGATTCAAGAACTCTCTAATACTGATCTATCTGATGCTGAAAGAAATGAAAAATTTGGAAAGACGTTTGTAGAAATATCAACACTAACAATTGATCTTATGCTTAGTTGTATTGTGTCTGTTACATACGATGAAAATGAAATAACTGATATAGAAACTATTAGAGAATGGTTACATAATATTTCAAAAAACGATTATAATGACATGAAAGCACATATTGAAAAAATATCTGATAATGGCATTGATACTAAGTTTAAAGCATCTTGTCAATCGTGTTCACATGAATGGGAATCTGAGGTAGATCTCGATATGTCAAATTTTTTCGCAGGCTGATAGCAACAAGTCAGCCGCATGAAATTCATGAGATCATTGCAAGATACCAAGAGGATTTAACGAAATTAACTAGTAATTATATGGATATTCTTTTCATAGCACAAGGTGCATTGACATATGAATCATTGATGTCAATGCCATTACCTATGATAGAAATTTTTGTTAAACGACACAATGAAAGAAATAGTGAATCTTAATCTTTCACTATTTCATCATAATATTCTTGTGTCCATGAATCATAATAGTTAGTTTTACGAAGTTTCTTGCGTCTATCATCAATGTCTTCTTTAATCTGTACAATGATAATACGAGTAAAGTTTTTAACAAATAAACCACTCAACTCAGTACTTACAAAATAATGATGTTCTGGATATGTGTCACTCATGTCAGTTACGATACTATCTAGTACATCTATATCACAATCATCTCCCATCCAACAAACAGCCATTTTGTATTGACTCTTATCAAATGTCTCTAACACAGACTTTGAATAACCCAAGTCTCTACCATCCATGAATTGAATTTCACCATTGACTCTTGCTTTACGAGCATACGGACAAACAGGCCAACCATCACCTTTGTCTTTTTCCACTACGTCCATAGTAAACTTAATGAACTCATCTTTAAATGCTTCAAATTCCATTGCTTTTGGTGATCTTTCTTTTAATGACATTGTACTCATAGAACTCCCTAATTATATATATAAACATATTTATATGTTTCTGTACAACATTATATCTTGGCGCAAGGCACAACATAATAATAACATTGCTTCGCAATGAACAACTTCAAAAAATATCTCATTCGTTACACTCATTCGTATTTTTCTTATTGTTATTTTCTTTAATCTAATTGTTTCTAACTGTTATTACTATATATCAATGATTGGGCTATTCTACAACTATTATATATTTTTCCAGGATCTTGATCCACACTTCGCTTATGCAGCGAAAGTGAAAAATTTGTTAAATGAAAAGAAAGTTTTTTCCTATCACCCAATCACACTTCGATATAACAAACCCAATTTTACACTTGGGGGAGGCGGTTACGCTGTACCTCTTATTACATGCTGCTTCAAGCAACGCAAGAACATCAATTTCCATATCGTCGGATTTTGACTACTCGTAGGTTTCAATAGTTCAGAAGAGCCTACTCTTTTCGGTTGGTCAGACCAGTGCAATGACCAGAGAGAAACACGTGGAAGTCCATCGACATCGCCCCAAAGGCGGCAGATTCATCACGAATACGGTAACAGTATTATCCATCTAAGTTTTATAGGGTTCTGTAGGGGGTGTGCCAGAGAGGAGTGATTAAGTGTTTGTTTATAGAGGTGTTTAAGTTTTAGTTTTAGTTTTAATTTGTTTATGTTCTAAGTATACATGATTTTAAGTTCCTGTCAAGTATAATTTCATTTGCCCGAGGATTTAGTTTCGTTTAGGTGTTCTTTAAGAACTTTTGAGCCGCCAACTCTAACATTTATGATTCCATTATAGTAATCATCTGTTTCAAGTACTCTGCGTTCAAACTGTTCGCGTGCTTCTAGATAACTGGCAATGCCTCTTGTTGGGCACATATGAATAATTTCTCGTGTGAAACTATCTTTGCCTAGTTCTTCAACGTCTGCATTAAGTCTATCACTGGAACCAAAATATTCTTTCCAATCACTTTCTTTAGTACCACGTCTTTTATTCTTTTTTCCTTTGAGTGGTGGTTTGGTAGTTTTAAACTTTGCTAGTTTTTTACCTACATATAACATACCACTAACAGTATTTGTTATTAAATAAACAAATGCTTCACATCCTTCAGGCAACTCATCTACTACATTACCTTCGTATGTCCATTGATATGTTACATTATCTTTTTCCACTTGCTGCTCTTATTTTTTGTAGAATATCAGCACCAACATTTCGCATGATTTCTATACTATTGAAATCTGATTCGTAAACCCATATTGTATCAGTTTCATCGCCAACCAGATCAATATCAATCTGGTGAGCGTCATTTGCATTTTCCTTTGTTTCAGGTTCTTTATCAATGCCAATCTTTTTTTTATGTGTCAATTACTTCCATCTCTGTGTTAAATGTAGTGAATCCGTTCTCTTTCGTAACTTGTAATACACTATTAACACGACCAATCAATTCATCCCTATGAGAGATAAGTAGAATATCTTTATTACGTTCACGTTCCATTTTCTTTAGAGCAGTTAACGCACTTTCAACACCTACACTATCCATTCCCGAATCAATCAATTCGTCAATGCACATTAAGTTAATCGCAGAATTCATACTTTCGTATACATCTCTAAACGCCCAACTCAATCCTAGAATTAAACGATTGCGTTCACCTCTAGATAAATTGTCAAAATCTAAATCTTGTCCTAATTGCACAATACTTACAGACAAGTCACTCTGAAATTTAACTTCATGTGGTAGTCCTAGTTGTGTAATATAATGATCTAAGCGAACATTAAGGAACTGTAGATTTTGTTCAATGATACGCTTACGAATAAACGAGTCTTTGTTTGTTAATAGTTTTAATAAAAAATCCTGATGATCTTTGATGTCGGTTAGACGATTAAGTTCTTCCCAATCAACCGATTGTAATCCAGTATCTTTTAGTGTATCAATTTGTTCTTGATACGGATCTGATTCTGTTGTCTTCCGTTCAATAGATGCAACGGTATTAGACAACTTATTCTGATGTTCATATGCTTCTTGTGCAGTATTATAAAACAATCTAGGTGCGATACCCAACTCACCGATGTTATTCAGTTCAATGGTATATTTTTCAATATTTGAAACATCTAATGCTATCTGTTCTTCATATTCTGCAACCGCAGATGTTTTAGTTTCAAGAATCTGTTCATGTTTTTCATCATGAATTTCTTGACCACATGCATAACATTTATGTTCTTTTGATGCTTCTAAATCTTCTACTGCTTTGGCGAGGCGTTTGCTTTCACGATCAACAGTAGTTGTTAATTTAGCGATATCTTTAGTGTACGCATTGAATTTATTTTTTCTTTCAGTGTATGCTTCAAACTCAATATGCGCTTCTAGTTCAACTTCTACATCAATTTCATACAATGCTAATAAGTCTGTTTCAAGTTCTGCGATAGTTTGTTCATTAGTTTTATGCCATAGTTGCTGTCTACGTTCTAAATCTTTGATACTTTTATTAAATCTCTCATTCGCATCTTCAACAGCACGAACACGATAATTTTCTTCTTGTATTTTATCTTTACCAATTTTGATAAGGTCTTTAAGTAATTCGGCTTTATCAGATAATTGAGTGATACCTAGCAGTTGTTCTATCAACTCACGCTGATCATTTGCACGCATACTCAAGAATGGTTCAGTATATGTATTTAGGGCGATAATATGCTTGAACATTGTGTGGGTCATACCAATGACTTTTTCAATCGCAACTTGTGTTAAACGACCTTCACCTTGACCTTCATCTGTCATATCGGTGTTGTCTATTTCATTCACATAGAATTTAAAAACATTGGGACTGCGTCCTCGTTCAATGCGATATTGCGCACCATTCTTTTCAAAATCAACAGTGCAAGTCATATGCTTGTTGTTGATCTTGTTGATAAGATTTGATTTTTTAATATTAAATAATGCACTACCAAATAGCGCATACGAGATTGCGTTAATAAGAGTAGTCTTACCTACTCCATTACGAGAACCATCACCACCCATATCAACATTATTGCCGAGTACGAGTGTTAGTCCTGTTTCATTGATAGAAACGGCTTGAGTGACGTTTCCAACAGAAAGAAAGTTTTTAATAGTTACATTTTTAATAGTTAGCATAGTTTATATGTGTAAGTCGTTATATATTGAAATTAAAGTTTCGTTACGAATAGAATTAGATGTTATCGCTTCAAGTTGACTAAGAACAATTGAGTCAACATTTTCTACTGATACATCACCATCCGTATCCCAGTCTTCGCCAGATACATTGTCCTTCTTAGAAGGCATTAGAGATATCTCGCGTAAATTATAATCAGTGGCAAATGTTTCTTTGATATAGTTTGCCTCTTCATATGAAATATTGATATCTAATATTATACGACAATGTGTGTTATTTGTCAAGATACTACCAGCATCATCTAACAATTGACTCAAATTTGCCACACGATACTTAGGTGCATCGGGCCATGTTTCAAAGTCATATGTACCATTCCAGTTTAGGAAAGTAATACCACGATCATCATCCCATGCATCTGAATAGTTGTGTGGAAAACAGTTTCCCGGATAGATGATATTACCTTTATCTTGTCGTTTATGAAAATGACCAGAAAATACTTTATCTGCTTTAGATAAGTCTGATGCTTTTAATCCACCATGATCTGGCATTTTAATCATAGCATTCAGATAAAAGTCTGGTAATTCAAAGTGACCGAAGATAAACTTAGACTTCAATTCCTTTAATCGTTTCCATTCATCATCAACTAACCATGGGACAAACGCAACACCATCTTCTTCAAATATTTCATCATTGATGATGTTAATGTTGGGGTACTTATTTGCAAACGGCAGTGAGTTGATATCTCTTTTTTCACGATAGTATAGATCATGATTTCCCATGATCATTTGTACTTCATCAAAATTATCATTCAATAATTGTAATGCGTCAACTGTATAATTTAGAGTACTGACATTAATAGTCGCTCTATGATGATGCCAATCACCTAAGAAAAAACACTTTTTAATGTTTCTCTTATGTGATTGAACTATCATCCATTTAATAAAGTTAAGACAATCATTGTTATGCTGCTTGGAATTATTTTTTAGTCCGAAATGTATATCGGTAAAAATTACTGCATCATCAAAAAACTTGCTCACTGTTTATTCCTTTTTACTGTTCTACTGTTATATCTTCGGGTGTTGATTCTTCTTCGTCTTTATCAATCTCTGGGATATATTTGGTTTTCTGTACTTCCCATTCTGCGTTAAAGATACGAGTGTTACTTGGGTCTAGACCTTCTTCTTCTAATAAATCATCACGAATGTTTTGATTTCGTTTCTCTAGATTCAATACACGAGTGAACGAGTTATTGATTACAGTGGTGAAGTATGCAAATGGATTTTGTGATTTAAGTTCATTGAACTGTAAACCGATCATTGTCAATTGTAAAATTGCTTGACCACGCATTTCATCTACATATGTGTATCCACGCCAGTTACCACGCATAGAGTATCGTTCACATAATTTCATATACATCATTGCTAGTCGTTCAGTTGTGTGACCACATGTAACACTGAACTTACCTGTTTCTAAATCACCATCCCAATGAGAACGAGCGACTTCTGTCCATTCATCATTAATCAATGCGATGTGTTTATATGCTGGAAAATTGCAACGAGAATGATGATCTGCTACTGTTTTAGGTGTCTTCTTACGCTCTTCTAATGGAATATGATCATATCCCATAACGCGAAATACTATGTCGGTTGACTTAATAGAATCTATACTCACTGCAAACTCGGCTGCTTTTGGTTTAGTTTTCTTTGTTAATTCACCATTTTGCCACCGAACAACTTCTGCTTCGTGTGCAATCTTTTGTAATCGTGATGCTTGGTTACTGAGTGCAATTTCGTATGCATTCATTGGTTCAACATCACGAACCATCTCACCATCTTCATTTGCGATCATTGCATCTGATTCAGATTCAGTTAATCGTAATTGCATCTTACGTTCTCTATCATTGTACGCATCTTTGATTTCATCTATTGACAAAACGATGTGATCGTATAGGAAGTATTGCTCATCTGCTAACCAACAGAATGTCATTTTAGATTTATGAATCTCTTTAAGTATTTCTTTGTTCTTTAAGTAATGTGTAGAGGGATCTCTCGCCATTAGGTTTATTGCTCCATTTAATATTATTACAATTATATATCAGTTTGATCAGTTTGTCAAGTCTTATTAGTTCTTTCAGTGAAATCATTAAGTACATAGTTTATCATGGGCTAAATACATGATAAGTAGGAGATTATTAAGATGCGTATATCAGATATCATAACAGAAAGTATAGCAAAGCAAGTCACAGTGTTTTATGGCGGTCGTTTTCAGCCAATGCACTCAGGGCACTTTGCATTGTATAAAAAATTAGTTAACAAGTTTGGTGCTGATAATGTATTTATCGCGACCACATTTGGTAAAAAACAGCAAGCCATGCACGCTGCGGATGATCATTCAACCGACCCGTTCACATTTGAAGAAAAGGCATCTATCATGTCTAAGATGTTTGGTGTACCAGCAAATCATATTGTCAATACACAACCATATAAACCAGATGTTTCATTGGTAGGTAGAGACAAGAGTAATACAGCAACCGTATTAGTATTCAGTGAAAAAGATGCTGGTCGTCTAAAGCCGGGCGGTGTATTAGCGCCTATGCCAGATGATATCAACAATTTACAGACAGAAGATGAAAATCGTGTATATTATATTACAATGCCAATCGAGAATGGTGGTATGAGTGCTAGTGATTTTAGAGCAGTTATGAGTAGTGACGCAGAGTTTGAAGAAAAGAAAAAGACATTCACCGAATTCTTTGGTAAATTTGATCAACAGATTTTTGACTTTATTGAGGATAGGTTACGATAATGGCTGGTATTCCAAGTAAAAATAAACCAAAATTAGTATTGCGTGATGCAAATGCAGCGTGGACGAGAAATTTATTCAGTTCTGGTATTTTAAAAGAATTAGCAAATGTTAACGGAATTATATTTGCGTATACTCCTGCAATGATGCAAGCAGCATTCTCAGCGAACTATGGTACGTATGATACAACACACAGTGTGTATCAGCAACAATACTATGTGAATACACCTAATCCAACGATTAGTATGCAAGCATATTTTGTGTCAAATACAATTGAAGAAGCAAAGTACAACATTGCATGTTTGCACTTTTTAAAGACAATGACAAAAATGGATTTTGGTTCTACCGCAGGACTTGCTGGTACACCACCACCGATATTGCATTTTAGTGCATACGGAGAATACAATTATAAGAATGTCCCTGTGGTAGTATCAGGAGTTGATTATACATTTGCTGATGATGCAGACTTGGTAACAGTAGACGTGGATGGATCACCAATATCAATACCAACAAGTTTCGCAGTATCTATCACAATGATGATGCAACAAAATCCTGAAAAGGTTAGTAGAGAATTCTCATTTGCTAATTATGCAAGTGGTGCTGCACTTAAAAATGGAATGATATAACATGAAAATACAATATGATACAGACAGTATATACAAAAATACAAACATTGTAGACAACAAATATCTTGACATAATGGAACCTATTATTGGTGATATTTCAGCATATGATGTATATTCAGTAACGTTAATAGCAAAGTACAATGAGCGACCAGATATGTTAGCATATGATTTATTTTCAAATTCTAATCTATGGTGGGTGTTCGCAGAGTTTAACCAAGACATATTAAAAGATCCTATAATGGATTTCAAATCTGGTTTAACTATACAAGTTCCACTAAATTTTATATAAGGTAAATGCATGACAGAAACAAAACCAAACTGGTGTTCAGCAGTCGATAGTCCGACATATAAACTTACATGGTATATCGTAAGTAATAAAGTATTTAATAATCCTAAACTATTAGACAATATACCAGATAAGTATACTAACAATGCCGCCAACAATGCAGCATCTAAATCAGGAGATGCTGTAGTCATTGCTGCATCTGGAGAAACATCAGAATATTCATTAGAAAACTTAGTAATACAGTCTATGATTTCTCCTGGGTCTAGTACAGGTAATACGACAACTGGTGCATTTCAATTTGATATATATGAGCCGGGTGGATTTTTGTTAATGAACCGAATATTAAACTTGAGTCATGCATTCAATTTCGGTAACATTCAATCAGCAAAATATATATTAAAAGTTCAATTTATCGGTAGAACAGTAGAAAGTTCAACACCTATTGCATTCCCAGGCACATTCTATTACCCAATGATGATATCTACAATCAATGCAAGTTCAGGACCAGAAGGTTCGCAATATAATATTGTTGCTGCAAATATACACAAGATAGCAGTGACAGCGTCAAAAATTGTAACTGACATAAAGGTAACTGATGTTAAAGATGTACAATCATTATTAGACAATCTAGAGACAGCATTGAATGCACATGAGAAAAACATAAGAAAACTGCAAATAACTGAAGCTGATTTAGAAAATTCAAAGTGTTGGAAAATCAAATACTCTGATAATTTTAAAAGGTATCTAAAATCATCTGTAAAACCAGCACAGGCAGATATGCCTGGAACTGGACATAAGGCTAGTGGGTATACAGCCACATCAGCACAATATATACTTCATAAGCATACAAATGTAGTGACATATCTCACTAATATACTGACAAAGCAAGTTCCTGATTTTTATAATACATTTAATGCTACGACTACCAAGAATACTAACATAAATGAAAAAAAGATTTCTACTTTAAAAAACACATTAAGTGCAGATCAAGGATTACAAAAACATGCAAGAGACATAGTTAATGCCTCTAATGAATACAAAAATGAATTCATAAAAATAACACCATCTGTAGAATACAAAGATGAGATAGATCCTTATACAAACACAAGTCAAGAAGAAATTATATTTTATATAGATTTACATACATCGCACACAAACCCACAGCCAGATGTAAAAAAACAACAACAGGCTACGATTAGTGCATCATATCAATCTAGAAGATTTGAGTTATTGCCAATCTATAAGGCTTATAATTATTTATTCTCTGGATCTAATACCGAGGTGTTAGACTTTAATTTAAATTTCAATCAGATGTTCTATTTAACACGCGACCCATCTGAGAGTGTTAATTTACCAAACAGTGACAACGAAAATGCAGGAAATGCAGGTGCCGTAACCAAAGTAACAAAAACTGTTTATATACCTAAGTATCTAAGTAACACAACGATAAGTAGTGAAACTGCTATAACACAACTTGAAAATATAGCATACGTGATTAGCGGTTCAGATTCAAAAAGTCAATCTAATGCTGATGAACCAAATGCAGTGGTCGCAGTAGATCAGGCAGAAATAAATGCAGCAAGTCATGATTTTATTATGTTTGACATTACTATCAAAGGTGATCCCTATTGGTTGGGCACGCCCGGATCATCTGTTACAGCAGCTAAAGGTAGTACTTTGATTGATAGTTTAGATGAAGATTCATTAATCGCGTTCATTAATTATTTACCAGATAATGGAAAGTCTAATGGTGCACGACAACTTGATATTGCAGCAAGTGGTATATATAAAATATTAGAAGTAGAGAGCAAGTTTCAATTAGGAAAGTTTACTCAATCATTAAAAGGTATGCGTGATAGAAACTCTTCTACTGATTTAATCAAAACCAAATTACTAGTAATAGGAAATCAGAATGGGAATTAATATTAAGACAGTAAGTGGAAAAGCATTCCCTGCTGGACAATACATAGGAATAGTAACAGACACTACCGATAGTATGTTTACTGGTCGTGTATCAGTACGCTTTGGTGAATTTGGTTCTTTGATAGGAAGTGAAGTTGATCACATGTGCTTGTTGTGTACTCCATATGGTGGATACACTAGCATTGATGCTGGTACGGTAACTGATGATGAAAAGGCATATGGCGAAGATGGTACGAGTGAAAGCGGTACACCAAAAAGTTATGGTATGTGGCCCCAACCACCCACTGTTGGTACATCGGTATTGGTTGCATTTGTTGAGTTGATAGATCAAGGTATAATAGTTGGTTCGTTGATATCTCGTAACAGAAACCACATGATGGGAGGTCGTGCAAGTGCAGAATCACATGATGGTACTATTCAACCAGTGGGTGAAAAAAACCCAACTGATACAGGTGATGAAGTAAAGAAACCCGTTGATCCTATTGCAGCAGCATGGTTAAAAGAGCAGGGACTACAGGGTGATTATTCTCGTGGTCATAGTTTGTCTAGCGCAAGACGAGAATCACCAAGTCACGTATTCGGATTAACTACATTGAATGGACATGTGTTCACAATGGATGATGGAGATGAGAATGGTGATAGCACGAATGTTCGTATGCGAAGCAGAGGTGGTGCACAAATATTATTAGATGATACTAATAAATTTGTTTATATTACAAACCACAACGGCAATGCTTGGATAGAAATGGACGAAGCAGGAAACATAGATGTGTATAGTAAAAAGAGCGTAAATATACATTCAGAAGAAGATTTGAATTTTCATGCAGATGGTAACATCAATATGGAAGCAAAGAAGAATATCAATATGAAAAGTGGCACTGATGTAATAGTACAAGCATTAAAAGATATTCACAACAAGGCTGGTGGTAATCGTGTTGATACTGCGGGCATGGTTTATATGAATAGTTCAGTGAGTGCACTAGCACCTAAAGTAAATAAATTAGATAATAATGAAACAGTTACAGAAAGTGTGTCTGCTAGAGTACCAGAACATCATCCGTGGAAAGGTGCGAGTAAGATACAAGAAGTAATTAAGCCAGCAAAGGGAAAGACATAATGGTTATATTACCTAATACGATAACACCATCTACAGTGATAGATTATTCTCGTTGGACAATTGACGATAGCGCAGTTGTGGTGACTGAACAAGAACTACGGGTGTTTGAAGCAAGTAGTGATATTATTAATTTTGCATTAAGACGATTTGAGTGGAGATGTTACAAAACAACCCTTGACAATACTATGCAAATAGGTTACAATACTATCAACGATAAGATTAATGGTGTAGGTTTACTTGAAAGTGAAGCGTATAGTGAATGGCTAGAAGACTTTAAAACAAAAGAACGAAAGTTTAAGAGACTACTTTCAATTAAAACATTGAGTCAATCACAATACGATGCACTATTGTGTCTATACTATTTCACTGGTGACTTTACTAAGGTGGGCACTACTGCGAGAACATTTGATTTATCACAGTTGATTGTTGATAAGAAATGGGATTATATAGCAACGGCTTTGATTGAAAGTGGGTACAATAGATTATTAACTCAACCACTTGCAACGATAATGATGTTAGGTGATTATGGTAGTAGAACAGAACGAACATTATTGCGTGATCGTGGGTTACAAATATTACGCAAAGAATACCCTACACTGACAGATAAAGTAGCGCGCCAGCAAGCAGAATATGTTTACTATGTTGAAACAAAAAGATTTTTACCTAATTTAACGCAGACAAGAATGCGACAAATTGTTACTACTGCAAATACACCATAAAGGAATTCACCATCAAAACAAGAATACTAGTAGGATGCAGTCTCAGTGAGGCTTGGCAATGTTATTTTACCGACCCTGACAATTCAGTAGACACTATCATAGAAAAGTATTGCTATGGTGGCGGTGGTAACAGCAATGGCATTCATACATTGTTGAATTCATATTTAAACAAAGATTGTGACATGAAAGATGTTGACATCATCGTGCAATATACAGGAATAGATCGTATAGGAATCGTACTATCATCTCCTAATGCTGACGGCATTCTAGTTAAGAATGCTATAACAGATAGACTTGAAACTGTAACAGTACAAGGACCTGTGAACGCACCCATAATTGGTGATGTATGTGATGCTCAAATAAGGAAAGAGTTTAGCAGTGATTATCAAGCAAGCGATCTAACTGCTATCTTATGTATGTTATCTAATTTAGGTGCTAACGTATATGCATTTATAGGTTGGGAAGGTGCAATGAAACCACCACATTGGGATAGAGTTAAGAAAATATTAAGAAGTAATGGTGTTATTTGCACCGACATAGTGTATATGAATACCGCTATAAAAATGTCAAAATCTGACGATGAATGGTGGGATGAATTTCATCCAGCAATGGCTTTAGCATATAGCGCAGTTGAAATACTATGGAATGATATGCAGCAACAAATATAAATTATAGAACAAACACAGGGAAGTATCACACAATGATAGATCGTAGAGTACTGCTATTGAATGCAGACGCACAACCGTTATCTATGCTACCACTGAGTACTATCAGTTGGCAGAATGCAGTAAAAGCACATTTTCAAAATAAAGTCGTAATACTAGATAGTTATGAAACTGTATTACATTCGGCTAATTTTGAGATGTTCATGCCTTCTGTTGTAATATTGAATCGTTATCATCGTCTGCCAAAATTGGCAAAGTTTTCTCGTAAGAATTTATTTCTACGAGATCAGCATGAGTGTCAGTATTGCAGCAAGCAATTTGCTAATGATAAACTAACCATTGATCACGTTATACCAAGATCACTTGGTGGTGGAACTAGTTGGACTAACTGTGTCGCATCATGTAAGAAGTGCAATTCATCTAAGGGAAGCAGATTGATGAAGCCTATTCGTGAACCAGTGAAGCCCACATGGCACTCGCTTGCATATTCATCTAAAACATTTGGTATTACAGTACCACGTGTTGAGTGGTTAGATTATGTAGACTGGCCCGCAGAACATGTAAGAATAGCAGAAATGTCGGTTCTATAGTAACATTTAGAACTTGCTTATATTAATATCATATAACCGCCTCACATGGCGGTTTTTTTGTATCTATGATTATAGTAGTAGTTAATTTTTGCATAAATACTTGTATGAATAAAATAATCGGCTACACCACCATTGGTGAAAAAAATACAAGTAAACAACTGTCTGATCTTGATCTTGCGAAGCAAGACTTGAGTAATCATTTTTCAATCCGTAAAGGGGAGAAATGGACGAACCCAGAGTTTGGTAGTAACTTACCATACTATGTATTTCAGCCGCTAGATGATATCACTGTTGATTTAATTCAACAAGAAGTATCAAATATTGTAAATTATGACCCACGATTCAATTTATTAAGTGAAATCGTTAGGGTAGAAGAAGATAAGAATACGGTAACAATATTAATAGAATTATTGTATTTACCGACAACTACGGCAACCGAACTTGAAATAAAGTTTGATCGTGAATCAGGCGAGTTATAAATTATGACACAATCAATAAGACAATCAAAATTATTTGCAGCGGAAGATTACACCGTTGTATATGATTCGTATATTAATGCGAATTTTCAAGCGTATGACTATGCTACCATTCGTAGTACGATGGTCGATTATGTACAAGCAAAATATCCAGAGAATTATAATGACTGGGTTGAATCAAGTGAATTCGTTGCTCTACTGGATCTCATTGCGCAGTTCGGTCATAACTTAGCATTCCGTGCAGATTTGAATACTCGTAATAACTTCTTGAGTACAGCAGAGAGACAAGATGCTGTATTTAAATTGGCAGAATTCGTAGGTTATCAACCAAGACGTAATGTAACAGCATTCGGTGAATTAAAAGTAGTTAGTGTTAAAACTAATGAAACAGTACTTGGTAGTGATGGTACTACGCTGTCTGGTAAAGAAATCAGATATGAAAGTACATCTAATATCAATAACCTAGATGACTTTGTCACGGTTATGAATGCAATGTTTTCTGGTGGTAATCAATTTGGTACACCTAGAATTAATACTAATATCGCAGGGAAAAAAGTTGAATACTATAATTTGAATACAACGACTGATCAGATCAAGTTCGCGATTCAAGGAACCGCAGCAGGTTCAAGTTCATCATTTGATGTTATCGGATTAGATTACGATGCACAAGCACTGAGTATTATAGAGACAATACCAAATCCTACATCAGCATTTACCATGATATACAAGAACGATGGTAAAGGTGTTAGTAGCAACGCATCAGGATTCTTCTGTGGATTCAAGCAGGGAACATTACAGTACAAAGATTTTGTAATAGATAGTCCCATCAGCAATCTTTCACTTGACGTGGATATTCCAAACATTAATAATTCAGATGTATGGGTTCAGTCAATTGATACAAATGGTGTTGTATCACAACAATGGACTAAAGTTGATAACGTGTACGGACAAAATGAAATATTCAACGACATCGCATCTGGTACAAATCATATCTTTGCAGTTAAAACACGAGCAAATAACCAGATAAGTGTTATGTTTACTGATGAAAATTTTGGAACAATACCGAAGAATATCATTCGTGTATGGTATCGTGTAAGTGAAAACGTATCTTATACATTACGCCCAGATGATCTATCAAACAAAACTATCAATATCAACTATAGTGGTGCTGACGGCAACACATATACCATGATAATTGGATTACAATTAAAGTCATCAGTCTCTAACGCAAGCAGTGCAGAATCATTAGATACAATTAAAACAAATGCACCTCGCAATTATGTGACACAAGACAGAATGATAACCGCAGATGATTACAATAATTATCTATTGAATCAAAGTGAGAATATTTTAAAAATAAAAAGTGTTAATAGAACACACAGTGGACATAGTCGTTATGCTAAATTATATGATCCTACTGGTACATATTCTAATCTACATTTGTTTGGAACAGATGGGGTACTTTCAGTCGCTACCGCAAAACCAACTAAGGTAGAACATACTGATGACATAGTTGTCAACAGCGTATTTGAAAATTATATAAAGCCAGCGATACAAAATCATGAGTTATTGAACTTATATTACTCTGACTTCAAAACATCATTTGAGGCATTAAGAACTGCAATTATAACTGATTTAAGTCCGAATGATGTTATATTCACATGGCAGACAAATGATAAGACTACTGGATATTTTAATGATTATGCAAGTGTGATACAGGGTGTTGGTTCAACACAGAATCATTACTTGAAATATATAACTGTCGGTGCATTAGTTAAATTTACAGCATCAGATGGTGTATATTGGGCGAAAGTATCAAGCATATTTGCCAACGGAAGAGGAATAGACGACTCAGTGGGACAACCATCTGGTTTAACTGTTACTGGAATTGGTGCAGTGGCATTCGATATTGAAATACCTTCTGGTGCTACATTAGACATGATCTATCCAGCATTTGCAAAACAGTTTACAACAGTAGAACAAACAAGTATTTTAGATGCACTAACTAGTGCAACACAATTCCAACTAAAATACCATTACGAAGCGACACCAGCATATTGGGAAGTACTTACTACTCCCGTGGTTGATGCAAGTTCATTGGCTTACTTGATTGATGTAACTCCTACTATTGTGGGATCTGGTGCAGTGCATAATAGTTACGATGTTACTACTCGTATAACTAGATATGAAATAGCAACGAACCAAGTTGAATTCACCAATCTAACAAGTGAATACAATATCAATGAATTCACTAAAAAGAGAAATCGTGATATCATTGAACTATATGACACAACAACTGCTAAGTTTATTAAATTTTATGTATGGGGATATAATATAGATTCAAATGGATTATATCAGTCAAACAAAGTTATTGTCGCACTACAAGATAGTTCAACTGATTCTCGTGCAGATAATCCAGATGCATATTTTGATCTAGTGGGACTCGCTGAATCAAAGAGTGCATTACGATTTGAGTGGACACATATCCCAGCAGAGAATGAAATCGTAGATCCTAGTTTGTCAAACATCATTGATATATTTACATTGACAAAAGAGTATGACACTTCATTCAAGACTTGGTTATTGGAATCTCGTTTATCCACTAGCAGACCTACACCGCCTACTATTGATGAACTAAACAGACAATTCAATCAATCTAGTGTTGTTGATAAAAAGAAAGCAATGAGTGATACTATTATCTATCGCCCAGTTAAATACAAGGTATTATTTGGTGCAGTAGCAGAACCAGAAACAAGAGCAAGATTTAATGTAATCAAAGTGCCGGGTGTGAATTTTACAGATAACGATATTAAGGCGAAAGTTATTGTCGCAATCAATAACTTCTTTGATATATCACTTTGGGATTTTGGAGAGACATTCTATTTCACTGAGTTAGCAGCATATGTACATAACGAATTGATCGGTGTTATAAGTTCATTCGTAATAGTACCAGAAAGTTCTACTAGTGTATTTGGTTCATTATTTCAAATAACACCATTGACAGATGAGTTGTTTATACCAGACGCAACAGTCATAGATATAGATATCGTAACGAGCATTACACAGGCAAACATTAAGGCAACAAGGTAACATATGGAAAATTATAAATCTACAAAACAACAACTAGCAGACGCAAAGAAGCGTGCTGGTAATTACCCAGTAAATGAAATCAAATCTGTAGACAAGTTACCTACGCCATTTAAGACTGATCTTAACAAGAAATGGTTAGACGCAACATTTGATCAGATGATATCAAAAGGTGATATGGAACATGTTGATGCTTATGTTGGAAATACTTCGGGTAAATCATTAACACGATATGATGACAATTACTTGAATACAAATAGTACAGCACAGCAATTAGAGCCAGGAATTGTCACTACAGACGAGTTGGGTAATGTTACCCATACAATCGCGATCAGCGATGTTGCAAACAATGTTGCAATGAACTTTGATCAATATGGTTATAATGCAGCATATAATTCCAATGCATATGTGTATGCTCCGCCTATCAACATAGACAAATTTGTAAATTTTGTTTCTTATTATTGGGCATCTGATCTTCCAGTATACAACTCAACTTTTTTAGTTGCAAATGATACTAATCCAATAACAACCATTACTGGTGCACCATTGGGAACAATTACAGATAGTGTGAACACTGTTGAGTTGTTCAATGGATTGAAAATAAAATTCATTGGTTACGATGCTGCTATTGCAGATAACACATATTTAGTGACAGGTGTTGGTACTCGTATTAGTTTTAAATTACTAACAGATTCTACTGGGCGAACATTTTTCACAGATACTACACCATATAGTTATTCCATAGATTCGGTAGCACAACCACATGACATTAAAGATTATATTGTAATTGATACATCTGATAATATTGCAAGTTCATGGTCGCGTGCAAACCATTGGATACACAAAGACAGTGTGTTATATTTACAAACATTAGATACTTCGTTTGTTGCAACTACTGTTATTACAACACCTAACAGAGCAAAGCGACCTATTATACAATTTGATGCATTGATGCATATGACTGATCATGGTCATGCACATTATGCATCTGACAGTGTCTTTAAAGGACAAGTAGATTATGTAGTATCATCACTAGTTACAGCCGCAGATGTTGCAATTGGTTCACGCATTGCATATGGCAACGGAATATACATCAAAGGTGCATCTGATACATTGACAGAAGCAGAGCGCACAGATACATTCGCAGTGGGCGATACTTTTGTTACAATTAATGATTCATTGTCTGGAACTAGTGCATATGCAAAGAGAGACATGTATTACGATGGTGAAATAAAATTAGCACAGAATAAAAAATTACCAAACGTAGCACCATTATTTAAGTTATGCGATAACCAAGGTACGTTATTGAGTAGTTTCAATGGAAGTACGTTTGTTAGTAGTAAAATATTTTCATATAAAGTCGGTACTGGCACAGTTGATAGCGAACTAACATTTGCATTATCATACAAAGATACTGGTATGGGCGCAAACATTGTGTTTGAGAATAACCTATTTACAGAACGTTACAATTATTCACGAGACATGGGACACGCAGCGATTGAAATCCCTGGATATTATTTCTTTACAAAAGGAATGAATAATGCAAGTACATATATACCTAGTGCGTATTCAGTTGGTGCAAAGGATAGTATTCAAGCATTCGCAGATTCTACCACTGTTACTCTGCCAATCGGATATTCTAATTGGAGAGTAGACAAAGAGTTCTTGGTATTTGAACGAGATGGTAATATAACAACTACCGAAGTTCAAGACGAGGGATCATATAATAGAAGCAGAGAGAATCAGCCTGAATTGATATTAGGAAAAAATGCATCTTATGTATTCCATGATATTACTCCTGCAAAGGATTTAACATTCTACAATACTAATGGTACTACATTTACACCTACATCAGTTGTTGGTGAAAAGATTACAATCACATTACCAGATACAGTATCATTTGTACTTGAATTTGGTTCAGCATCAGATGTGGTAACTAATCGCGGTCGTATTATAACAAACGCATCACAAGATGAGTTTTTCCATACTGTGATGGTTGATGGTAAAAAATTACCAGTATCAAAATATACTATAAATGAAAAATCTATAGTGATTAACGATGTTGAACTTACGGTACAAGGTGACAATATTTCTACAATAGATGTAGAATATTACAATAACGATACTGCGATTAGTAGTGCAACACCTATGCAGATACCAGATGTTCATCAACATAATGCACACAATGCATTCATAAAAGAATTTACAATCGCAGAAACATTATCTCATTGGTTAAGTATCATAGAAAGCACACCCGGATTTGTTGGTGAAGCATTCGGTGATAACAACCATCACAAGAGTATTATCATTAACTCATATGCTGGTGAAATATTCATGCATGATGACATTAGTGTAATGCATGACTTGTGTTATGGTGTTGACGAAATGAATATTGCTGCCGCACTATCTGAGCAGGGAAGAGATTGGTGGTCATTTAAGCAATTAGTAATGTCACAAACAAAGAGACTATATAAAACAAAAGGGTATCTAGATGTACGCACACTTTCACAAGATGTAATTGAAGCGATTATTCAATCTCGTAAGGGAACTGATCTGCATAAGCAATCTAACATGTTATATTCATTGCAATCACAATATGTAGAAGTGGCATATGTTCATGGTACTGCTAACTATCATCTTGGACTTACTATCAATAATGATGATTTTAGAAAAGATCATATGTATTTGTATACAACAGATAACAGAGATGGTGATAATCTAGCAGTAACCCGTCTATTAACATTGGGTAAAGATTATACGATGTCTGGTAGTGAGATTAATTTGATTACTATTCCAGTAGTATTTACTGATAGTCAAGTTGCTTCTGTGAGAGCGTATTATTATAAAATGGACGAAGACAGCAATGTACCAGCGAGTATGGCTAAACTTGGATTATCACATACCTATGTTCCACAAGTTCTTTCTAATGAATTGATAGGACATGACGGAAGTGTGTACGCATTAAAAGCAAATGCAGAGTTAGAAAAAATCAATGACATTAATTTTGATCCAGTTGCAGCAGTATTGTACGATATAGAGACTCGTGTATATAATGGAATGCGTAAGCAAGATTCACATTATGTCAATAGTTTTACCAAATATTTACCATCGCAACATCGCGGTACTTGGTACACATTAAATAAGATGGACAACTATGTAGACAAATATTTTAAAGATTGGTATTCAAAGTCAACACACACTACATTAACCCCAACAGGATATTTTGACGCGACAGATTCGTCTACATGGAATTACTCATCTATTGTATTAGCAGATGGTCATTTAACATCTAATCTTCCTGGACATTGGAAAGGTGCGTACAATGTATTATTCGGTACAGCAACACCACATATTACACCTTGGCATATGCTAGGTTATAGTGACAAGCCTACATGGTGGGATGCGAGTTACAGTTGGACAGATGCAACCAAGCGAACAGCAATGATAAGCGCATTCAACACTGGTTTAATCAGTGACCCTACTAGTGCAACAGTGAAGCATGATTTGCATTACGCAAGATATAACTGGGACTTTGCAAATAAGTCTCCAGTAACCATCGCTGGTGAATTAGAAGATCGCTCAGTTGTATTAGGTACGACTGCATCATACATTGAAAGATCAACAGCATTTGTATTTGGAGATTGGGGTCCAGTCGAAATTGAATGGCGTAATAGTTCATTAGGTCATGCAGCAATGATTGACGCAGTCGTTAAGTTAAATCCAGCGAAAGCGTGGACTGACTTCTTTCAGACAAGTGTATATGAATCATTTACGAATGTAATTGGTATGTCACTTAGCAGATTCACTAAAGACTTGATCTCTACTAATGTCATTTATGATAATGTAGATGACTCGGTAAATGCATATATAGATTCAATCAACGTTGTATTAAGTGGCACTACTTTTGAAGATGATGTGGAAATATACATCAGTGGAGATGCTGGTACTAATCCTGCGACTGCTACATTGGATTTATCATCTGGAAGCATAATCGGTGTTACATTAACATCTCGTGGAAGTAACTACCAAACTACACCTACAATAGAATTGCGTTCAGCAACCGCAACAGCGAAACTCGCAGATAAAGATACCTATCCTGGATATGTAGCAGCAAAGGCAACATTCCATGTGAATGTAAACCGCGTGGGATCTCAGTATCGCGCTGGAATCAACCAAGCACAGACATCATACATTCAGAGAAACTTCTTTGAAAACAACATCATTCGTAATTATGAGCGTAGTGATACACAATTGATACAACAGTTGGGCGGATTCACTGCACCTCATGTAATGAAAATTGAAACTGAATCTGGTACTAATGGCAAATTTACATTAAACCAAATAGATGCACCTTTGACAATGTATACTAGTTCACCATCAGATGTTCATGTTGCATGTAATATTACTATTACAAAAAATGCAACGAGTTTCACTGTTGATGGAATCAGTAATCATAAGCAACAATTTAAATTCCTTGAACCACTAAAGACGAATGTAAACGATCACATCAATATTAATTTGAATGATTCGGTGACTATAAAGAAATACAAGCAGTTTTATAATACAGTATCTATTGCGGAATATGAATCTCAGTTTTCTCGCGTACAAGATGTATATAATTTCATTCGTGGAAACTATGCATACTTAGATAGCGTTGGTTATCAATTCGGAGCAACTGGGGATGGTAAAGCATATAGTTTCGCACAATGGGCGCTAACTGCAAATGTCAAAGATACATTTGTTATCCCACTTGATACAAAAATAACATTTGCTAATACATCACATGTTGTACTAGAATATAACACATTGCCTGGGAAGTTGAATTCCATATTGAATGTTGACAGATATACAATTGAAGCATCTGATTTACTTATAAATCGTGATACCAATTCATTGACAGTTGAAACAAAGCCAGGAATAGCAGCGATGTCTAGTATTGGTACTGCTATGGTAACATATGAACATGCGCTATTGTTACAGAATGTAACACAGTTTAATGACACTATATTTGATGATGTGACAAACGTTAGACAACAACGATTAAAGTTGGTTGGACAACGCACACGCAACTGGACTGGTGCTAAACAAGCACCCGGATTCTTAGTTAGAGAAAATACAATAATTCAGAACTTTGATTCAAGCGTTGAAGAGATTTCTAATTTCTACGACTTTAATGTAGACAAGTTTAACAAGCAAGTTACTAAAGCAGAGAACTTGATGATTAACAATGTTAACAGAGAATGGCTTTCTAAGTTGAATTTATCAGATACCGCATCTAGTAAATGGTTCCAAGGTGTGATCAAGGCGAAAGGTACAAAATCTGTAATACAGCGTGTTGCAGGCAGCAAAATTATAAATGATGGAAGAAGTACAATTAACATAGATGAAGAATATATGTTTAGACAAGGAAATTTTGGTGATACTAAGATAAACGAATCAACCGAAATAGAAATTGCGCAAGCAGACGTTGCTATAAATCCATCTGTTATTGATTTCAGTAGCAGTGACATTGTGTTTGTTAATAACGTTAGCACTCCTGTATTTGAGTCATTGTCGTATACTGCGAACAAAACAGCGTTATTAACCGCCGGAGATTTACTTGAAGATGAGTCAGACAATGTTATATTTAATATAGACGAGTTAGAAACGTTATACGATTCAACTAGTGATTATGCTAATATAGGTACGTGGGACAACACAACATCGTACAAGTTTGGCGAAAAAGTAAGACTTGACGGCAAATTATGGAATTGTAATGTAGATTATATAGGATACAATGCAACACCATCAGACTTAGCATTCGTTGGTACTGTTGTTATTGATCCACCAACTACCTCTGGCTTTACGCATCGTAATGTAACAGATCACCCAACTATACCATCTGCATCGATTGATGGTGTTGATATTTGGTTTAATAAAACACAGTTTGTTTATGGTTCAGTAATTGCAACTAGTACTGCAAGCCCATCTATTCTATCACCAAGCGAGGTAGTTGTTGATGGTAATACTATCGCACTTGTTAGTGATGCAATGGGTACAATTATTAACACATCTGCCAATCATGAAGGTAATCCTTACGCAGTGTCAGTGGTTAATCCATCGTCAGCCGATGTAACTGGTATGACATTAGACATAAATTCGGTCATAGTTAATCTAGCAACTTATGGTACTCCAGTGATGACAGACACTCCTGCAACAGATACGACAGAGTCATTTAGTGCAACTTCTACACCAGTAGCAAGTGTAACACTAGTTAGTAATATGGCAGCACATAATGTTGGTGATATTCTAGTAGCGCCTGGCGTTGGCACTGCATCATATACACTTACGTCATCTGAATATACATACGATACTGGTACTCAGGTAATTACATTTAATTCATCTATTTTAGATGGTGCAGATGCTAATGGCGTAGTGGATATAACAGTTGACTTATTAGGATTCTCTACTGTTGTAACAATGGACA